TCAACAGACCAACGGCCGTTAGCATCCACATCCAAGTCAAAGATGCCTGAAGAAGCAGTGTTTGTAGCACCAGCAGAAGCAGTGGTGTAGATTGTACGAACAACTTCACGGTTGATCTCAGTCAGGATTTCAGACTGAAGGATGTTCGCCAACTCAGATTCTGCATCCAAGCCATGAACTGCCTTAAGGTCCTGAGCAAGTTCAGTTGTGTATTCTGCTTTCAACGCACGTGACTTAGCAGCAACAGTAACCTTCTCAATAGAGAATGCCATTTCTGCATAGTTTGTACCGTTACCGTCGCCTAGAGCTTCAGCCGCAGCAGTTGCCATACCTGCACCTGTGTCAAACAGTGAAGTATTACCTGTGCCTGCACCACCAGTTGAACCAACCTGTGCACCTGTACCTGCGTGAGTTGTATCTGCCTCACCATAGAATGCCTCGTTACCCGCTTGAGTGTCATAGCGTGAACGCATTGCAAAGATAAGACCTGTTGGGCCAGTCATTGGCTGAACACCACAGATATCATATGCAATCAAGTTTGGCATAGAACGGCGAACAAGTGAAATCAACACTGGGTCATAACCAGCAGTTGGTCCACCTTCAGGAGAGCCTGAACCGAAGCCACCAGTACCAGCATCATTGGTAGGAGCTTCTGTAAGCATGCTCATGTTAGCAGAAAGATCACCAGATTCCTGTAGGGCTTTTTCTGTGTTCTCCAGAATTGTAGCCGTTACGGACTTACGGTGAGAGTCCTGAATAGGTGAAAAAGATTCGTGCTCAAGGATTGGCCCCCACTTTTTCACAAGCTTTTGATAGTTTGTCTCTGACATATTTCTATCTCCTTGTTATTATTTGATTACTGTTAATATTTATAAAAATTTAATTTTCAATTATTTTCTTGCGTTGAGCGCCTCAACAAGAGCGTTGACAGAAGCATAGTCAGAGACTGTCTTCTTCACCGTTTCCTGTTCTTCTGTGATAATCTCATCTTCCTCATCAAGAACATCTTCTGTTGTCGTAGCCGAGGTTGACTCCGAGACGAAGGTCTCCCTAATTGTGTTGAGGTTTTGAGTATACTCATCAATGTCTGACGTATCAAGTGTTTCAGCAAGAGTACGTAGTCTCTCTTTTTGAGTGACAGTCAGATCGGAAGTAGATTCCTCAAAAACTTTAGCACATTTTAGAGAGGCAATCTCTTTTGTGAGCTCAATATTTTCATTAACGACCTCATTGGCACGATCATTAGATTCTGCCAATTCCTCTTCCAAATCTTTGACGATATCAAACTTCTCGTCATCGATTTCGATGTTATGCTCAGTGAATAGATCTTTCAATCCATCCATAAGCGATTCTGCCATTTCTACCTTGATTCCGGCTTCAATAGCAACTTCATTCTCTGTCATCCATTCATTGACTACATAGTCAAGATAGGAATCAAGATTATCAACGATCTCTGTAACCTTTGATTCAACAGCTTCAGACAATTCAGTTTCAAGCTTTTCGTTAAGCTCTTCTTCGATTTTCTGAACACGAGCCTTTACAGACTCATTAACTGCCGCTTCAAAAACAACGGAAATCTTAGATTTAAATTCTTCTGAAAGATCCATGCCTTCGATAATTTGTTGGATTGATTCCTCAACCTCAATTACCTCTTCTTCCACAACTTCGATTTGCTCATCAGTTGCTTCAACTTCAGCATCTTCCTTCACACCACCGGCTTTATCGCCAGCAGCAGGTGTTACGGCATCCATTTTTTCTTCTGGCTTGCCTTTCTTCTTTTTGTCTTCGCCACCGGCTGGGGTTACAGGCTCTGGTACGCTTGAAACACCGTCATCGGCAACGAATCGCTTTCCTTTATCTTCTGCCATTGGTATTCTCCTCTGTTCGATTATGAATTATTTATTACTAAAATATTTATAAAAATCACTTTTTTAACGAAGAAATAAACGTTTCAAACATCCGTGCCGCAGCACTTTCATCGATCGTATGTGTGATTCTGTTATAACGTACTTTAGCTTCCTTCTGTATTTCCTCAATAACCTCTGCAACTTCTTCTTGGACCTGAGCAGGCAACCAAGCGTTAGAAGCAATGTCATAATAGTATTCCACATTTTCCATGATTCCATTTACAAAGGCGCTAGGAGCAGAAGGATCAGTTACGATGTCAACAGTTGAAAGATGAAAGTCTGGTTGTACTTCCATAATACCATCTTTAGTTTGTTTAACGGAACCTAAGCCTCTTGTGGATACACCAATTTTAACCCCTTCATCAATGAAGGTTTTAACAATCTCACCCATTGGAGTTCCAAGAATTTTGGCCTTACCATAAAAGTTAGAACCATCTCTTTTCAACTCAGTAATGAGGTGCGAAACTCTGTCGCCGTTGATCTGTGGCCCATCTGGGTGGCCAAGTTCACCAAGCGATCTTTTTTCGTTAATAAAATCTTTTTGGTATCTTTGCATTTCCTTGTCAAGAATGTCACTAGCGTATACTCGACCGTTACGATTCTTGATATCGCCTTGCATAAAAATACCTTCGATGAAGTAAGACTTTTTGCCTTCCTCACTTGCTTCGGTAAGTACCTCGCAATCTGTAACCTCGGTTATAAGCTTCATAGTAATATACCTTTTCTTTATAATTTTATTTTATTTATAACTTATTCAGCTTCCTTTGCAAATGCAATAATGTCCTTAAATCCTTGTGAATCCTTCATCATTGTGGATTCCATTTCCTTACGGTTTTTAGGATTTAGAGATTTCATTACGTCATTTAGCATTTTAGCTTCCTGAGCAGATACCTTGACTGATTTGCCATCTTTCAACCTCATCATCCCAGGCTTCACACCTTCCTTTAGAGACGATGGTCTTTTACCTGACAAATAATGATGTAAGGCTTTTTCATGAGCCGCTGCATCAGCTGATTTATTAGCACCAACAGTACGTGTTGACATTAGAGCTTCTGCTGAGTCCTTATCTGTGTCTCTTTGATATACGTGGTGATTAGTTGTGGCACCTGTTTTATTATTTGTAACTTTGACATGAACTGTATCGCCGTATTCACCTGGTTCATTGTGATGTGGGATTCCAGCCTTTGTCATCTTTGATCTTTTTGCCGCTACGTGAGATGGAGCACCTTCACTGCCACCCTTTTTCTTAGGGCCGACCGTAAATGTATAATGTCCATGGTCCACAGTACCTTCTTCCAATGCCTCATAATATGATGAATACATTGGATAACCAGCCGCCAATTTAATGATATCTTCATCATCGTCATCATCATGCGGAGGTTCATATCTCTTACCTTCGGCATATGCATGAAGTGTTTTCAATTCGCCGTGAGCCGCGGCCAATTTGTTCTGGAACCATTCTTCTGGATCCATTGTGGTATCCGTAATAAAGTCCTCGATTTCTCTTGCAGCATATTCAATGAATCTTAGTTGACCGACCATCATAGGAATCTCTTCAGATGGATCCTCGTTCAATTCAGTAGATTCATACTTAGGAGCCCGATCAAGTTTTGCCTGACCTTCTTTTCTCTGAGAATGAGCCTGATCATAAGCCGTTTCATCCTGGCCTTTCATATAATCAGCCAATCGCTTTTTCGGCATTGCCTTTGGCTTGTAACCTTCCTGGTCACCCAAACCTAGCGGATCAATAATCTCTACTTGGTGTTGGTCTTTAAATTTCTTTTCCTCGGCGCCTTTGGGCTCTGCGACCTCAGAAAGAATGTTTCTAAACCTTTTCATTTTTCGATTCCTATAAGTTGTTTAATTTTTATTTTATTTATTAAAGTTCAGGTTCTTGTGAATTATCAGTATCAATGTCAGCATCTGGATCTGGTTCAGATTCCTTTTCTGCATTCATTCTTTCCTGTTCTTCTTTCCATTCATCTTCCGTGAGCTGAAGAACATTTTTGACAACCCATTCTCTAGAATAATATGTACCAACGTGATCCTCTACCTCTCGTAAGGTAGACATACGTTCTCTAAGAATTTCCGCATCTTTGAGTTCATCAAAGTAATTTTCTTGAATAAAGTCATAACGAATATTATTTCTGATTTCAGCAAAATCCTCTGGTCCCATAATACCTTTAAGAATAAGCTGCTTTTCAAGAATTATACTGAATAGCCAAGAGAATCGAGCACGAAGCCGCTTTACAAACTTACCAAATTTAACCTCATCACGACTGATCTCAGAAACACGACCAAATGAGTACATTGTTTCCGGCTCAAGTCTTGATAGAGGAACTTTCAATGACTTATACAATTTCCGTTGAAAATACTGTAGGTTTGTATCATCGGTTAAACCAGCCGCATTTCCACCAGCCATAACGTCAACCTCTGTTGATCTTTCCCCGCCTCTACGTGGGAACCAAAAGTCTTCTGTCATGGTCATCATTTTACGAGAATCAGATATTTCACCAGTGGATGAGTTATACTGAAGCTTGTTTTTATGGCGAATCATCATATCTCGCAGATATTGTTCAGCCTTCGATTTAGGTAGGTTCCCAACATCAATATAGAAAATTCGTCTTTCAGGAGCTCGTGTAAGAGTGTAAATGACTGTAGCATCTTCGAGCATCCTTAATTGGTTTAATGGTTTAAT